TAATGGGTAAAGTCGGAAAGACCTTCACCATTGATCATGAGCTCTATACCTGGTTAGCTAACCACGCAGAGAAAGAAGGAAAGAAAGAATCCTATATTATTAATGCTATGTTAACCAATCTTAAAAGACAGTATACAACCTGGACCTGTTCAGTATGTGGTGCATCTAATGGCCTTAAAAATAAAAGTTGTTATCAACTTACTGATGGTGTCTTCTGTAAAGGGGTAAAACCATAATGTCTTATCAGAAAGAAGCTATACTACGATGCAAAAGGTGCGAACATGAATGGACAATTTACCATATACCTGGTAATCAATACCCATGCCCAATATGTGAAGGTTATAAACCAAGTAGTTAAATAGAGAATTCCCCTAAGAGGGGATATGGTCCGTAGGCGTAATAATAACAGACGTAGAAGAGCACCCAGAACTTTTGGGATAAACGTAATCGAAACAGGGACTGCACTCGCTTTAATTACACAAGTAAACGCAGGCGCAGCAGTACAATCATTTTTAGCAGGTAATCTTAATGCAGGTTTGAGCACTTTATCAAAAGGGGCTCAATCCAATAAGCAAGCAATCATAAAAACTCTAATAGGTAGTATGGTTGCCAAGGTTGCAGTTAAAGCATTAACCCGTGGTTCGCCAGTTTTGGCTTCCCTGGGACCAATAAAAGTGAGGGCATAATACACATGAGCATTGTAGTTCTGAGAACGGCTAGCGGACTTTCTGCTACGACCAGTTTCCAAAGCATGACATCGCAGTTCGCGAGTTCGGGACTTTCCTTGGTCGTACCATCGAACGTTTCGCAGATCAGTTCTATTTCAATGGGAATAAGCACTGACGCAGTTGAAGCAGATACCTGTTCAGGATTTAAATTGACGGGTACGGCGCTCCAAGAAGGAGATGCTGTTTTCATGGGACCATCCATTACAGGCCCTGCAAGTGGCGGAACTGGAGTTACACAAGGTAACGTACAGACCAAGACTGCCCTGGGCGTGACATCTGGAAATACTTTGGATATTCAAGTAGCTGTGACAACCGCCGCCGCGATTGACGCGGTATGTGAAATCCAGTTTGAATAAATTTAACCATGCCTGAAGGCGTTGGCTATGGACCGCAGAATACAGCCTCCACAGGTTTAAACCTTAATGTAATTGGTAATCACGCTTATGCTTTTACGGGTGAAGTGAATTCTACTCAGTCAGGTAATACGGTTATTGATTTTATATCAGGCAGTTTCTACTTTGTAGGGAATTTTAATGTTTTAACTACTGATATCTCAGGTGATGATATGGTTATGGTTTTATCGTTTAATGGTGTTACTATTCTTTCACAGAATTACCCCAGTCAATTTTATAGGTCCATTGATGCTACTGTAGGTTTGATTATACCTCCATATACTGAGGTTAAAGTGACGTTTACTAATCCAACCTCAGCCACTAATCGAACTTATTCCATGGGGATAACTGGTAGAATCTATAAATGACACTTTCGACGGGGCCGAGCCTTAACTTCTTTGGGGATCATATGTTTGCCTGGAGTGGTTCAGAATCATTAACCGCAGGTGGCACTACCTTACTGGACTTTATCTCTCCTAATAGGTTCTACACAGTTGTTACCAACGTCTCATTCGATTATAGCGGATGTTCTGCGGGTGATGTGTTGTCCTGGACTGTTCAGGGCAATCAAGAAGCCCTCCACGTTAGCAAATTTATTATCATTGACGCTGGACTCGGGCCCCAATTCCCCAATCTATACTATACAATTCCACCCAATACAGGGATGAAAGTCCTGGCTGTAGGTCCTACTGGATCTATGACCGTAGTTCTTGAAGGCAAAGAGGTGCAGTGATGCCCACAAAGAGAGAACGTGAGTATTATTCAATGGGCTTCAAGGATGGTTACAAGACGGCAGAAGTTGGAAGGCATACAATCACGGGAGAAAGATTGATAAAAGAAGTACCGGCAGGCACATACAAGCGCAAACTAAGCGCCTGGAATAAGTTCGTTAAAGCTAACAGTAAGAAACCCCGTTTCAGATTAAGATCGGGTTCACCTAATCTTAAGAAGCTTGCAGTAGCGTTCAGGAAAACCCCCGCAGGAAAGAAGAAGAGGCGCTAATGACAGCACGAGTAGCCTATTACTATAATCCTATTTCAGGCGATATTAAGAAAGTTTCAGTAGCACAGAAGCGAGCCTATGATGAACATTTCAGAGAGGAACGGTGGACAAAACTCCTGGATAATGAAACAACTATACCCACTTTGATCGCAGCATTTACAGCGTTGGCGGGAACTGCTTTGGCTAGCTGGATTCTAAGTTTAGTTTATGGATATTTAGATGAAAAAGGTGGTGATGTTTCAATTAAAGCCAAAGACGCTTGGTCAGGTGCTGTTTATGGTGGTACGCTCACGGCAGATTTATTGACTAAACCATTTACGGGTAAAGGTGACGAAGGTATTGTCTTACCTGGAGATTATCAGCCACCTGCAACCATTACCTATAATGAATTCTGGACTTATGTCCAAAAAAAGTTGGTTGGTGGTTAATGAATTTAGGCGCTATAATTGCATTGTTGAAATTGGCTCAGGACGTAGGGATTACAGAACCGACAGCAAGAAAAATAACCATTTCAATAGGTAAAACGCCTCTTATATTTCCCAAAGGTTTTGAATTAGTGGGACCGTCACGACTCGGCCTTAGACCAAAAGGTTTGTAAGTGGTTATTTCAGCATTAGAACTATTGGGGTACTTTATCGCCTGGTCATTATTCTATTTTGGAATAAGTCATTACATCGCCAAACTTTCTAAGGATAAGTGGGTTGAATGGGCGAAATCATCCGAGAGTGATGAAGATCTCTTAATTATTCTTGAGCCTATTGTTGATGAGATAGAAGAACGAACCCACGGAATGCTTGAGAACTTTCAATCTTCTTTTTTTGGTTCCCTGGGTGCAGCATCTAAAAAAATGGACGATGCCACAGGCCAAAGCACTATCAAAGCCATAACAAGGGATAACCCGATTATGGGTTTCGTGGCCGATTACCTCCTAAAAAGGGGTAATTTAGGGGGTTTAGTGGGCCCATTAAGCGAAAACACCCCCACTGATAAGCCAAAACAGAGCACTAAACTAGGCCTAAAATAGTCAGAATAATATTACAATTACCCTTTTTACTAGGTACGTAGGTTTCTAGAACACTTTTTTTTCTTTTCTTTTCTTTTCTTTTTTATTAGAAATAGTAATATTATTATATAGGGGTTTCTTATTCTTGATGTGGAGAGATAAAATGATTTGTAAAAGATGTAAAAAACAATGGCAAGTAATTGGTGGGTCAGTTTGTAACGAGTGTTGGGGGAAACCATAATGGGTAAAGTCGGAAAGACCTTCACCATTGATCATGAGCTCTATACCTGGTTAGCTAACCACGCAGAGAAAGAAGGAAAGAAAGAATCCTATATTATTAATGCTATGTTAACCAATCTTAAAAGACAGTATACAACCTGGA